CGCCTTCTTCGTCTCCAGCTGCGCTACAAGCGTCTGGATCTCGGCCTTGCCCTTCTCCACGCCGGCCTGCTCCTGCTGCAGTTCCTGCGCGGCCTGCTGCACGAGCTGGCTCTTCTGCTCGACGATCTGCATGGCCTGCTGGGCCTGCGCCATGACCGCCTGCGCCTCGGGCGGGACTTGCTTGCCCTCGCTCAGCAACTGCTGAATCGGCGGCGGCAGCATCGCGCGCAATCGATCGGCGATGTCCTCGCTGTACGGCAGATCCATCGACTTAAAGATCAGATCGCCCGCAACGCCCATCACCTCGGGCGAGGCTTGGGCGAGCTGCAGATAAGTCTCCGCCGCCTCCTGACGCTTCGTCGAGAACGACGGGCCGACGGTCACGCTGACGTCGTAGCGGCCTTGCGCCAGATCGTTGACCTTGACCGTCTTGAGGGTCGCCGGGTCCTGCACGACCTGGTTGACCTTCTTGTAATCCTCGGCGCCATCGGATCCGAGGATGCGCAGCTCGCGCTCGGTGTCGTACACCTTCGGAATGAGGTCGATCAGGATCTCGGCGGTGCGCTTGATCGCCTTCGCCATATTGTCTTGATAGTTGAAGGTCGCAATCTCGCCCTGCTGCTGACGCGCGATGATCGCGCGCCCGGATTTCTCTGGCGCTTCCTGCCCGAGCGAGGCGTCGAAGATGCCCGTAACGCCCTTGATGTCCTCGCTGTCGAGCATGGACAGCTGCACGAGCGCCGCGGGGACTTGAGCGCCGGGCATGGACGCTGGCGGACCCGGCGACTTCGGGTCGGGGTTGTAGAGCAGCGCCGGGATATTCTCCGAGATCGCCTGCTCCCACTTGCCGATGTGGCCCTTCGCCTGCTCGGCGGTCGCCCACCACTTCGCCTGCGGGACCATCGCCACGTTTTCGGTCATGGCGGTGCGTGAGACGTTGTAGGAGCGCTGTGCGTCCTTGGCGAAGCGCACAAGCCCATGCCACCGGAGCTTGCCGTCTACGACCTTGTATTCGCCGTACACGGGCACAAACGGCAGATGCGTGCCGGCCCACTCGGATTCTTCGAGAATGGCGTCACCCGAGGCGATGCACATGCTGACCTTCCAGCACTTCGCCTTGCGCTTGCGCACGACGGCGCCGACGACTTCTGGCGACTTGGCCTCATCCGATGCAGCGTCGACGACTTTGCCGTCTTGCAGCTGCCACAGCTCTTTGTCGACGAGTTCCTTGTACCAGTACTCGACAATGCGAACGGTCTCGTCGTTGCGCCACTCGCTCTCATCGTCCCACTCGTTCGCCTCCCAGCTGACGATGTCCTTGTTCGGCCAGCGCGTCTCGTAAGACGACTTCGAGATGGTGTCGATCAGCACGCAATCCATCGCGTCGCGCTTCATGAAGTCCTTGGCGGCGGGGTCCCAGAACAGGCACATCGGGTTCTGCAGCCCCTCGATGCACAGATCCTGATCGAAGGCGTCCTCGTAGGCGTACTTGCTCGACACCCTCCAGGCGCCGTAGCCGCCTTCGACCTGGTACTCCGAGGCATAGTCGACGACCGTGTCGCCGTCGGAGTTGTTCCAGATGTTGCGGATCAACCCCTCGTAGATCTCAGCCGTTTTCTTGTCCGCGTCCTCGACGCCGCGCACCTTGGCCATCGGTCGATTGGCGCGCATATCGTTAATGATGCGCTTGCAGGTGATGCGCAGTTTGTTGAACTCGTAGCACGGCCGCTTCCCGCGCTTTTTCTTCATGCCATCGTCCCACTGGTAGCCGGGGACGCTGACGAACTTGATGTCCTCCATGGCGTCGCGGCGGTTCTCCTGGTCCGCCTCGATCATGATTTTCGTGCGATCGCGGATGCGCGACAGCTTGGCCTTCTTGGGGCTCTCTGTCGCTTCGCTGTCTTCCTTCCGTCGCTTCGCCATTTACCGCCACGCTGCGTAGTAGTCGCCTGTCAAGGGTGTCTCGTCGTTGCTCAACTGGTCAGCCACAAGCGCCATGTAACGAAAGCCATCAGAGCCGTGTGATTCGTCATCGTGCACGGGCGTCGTCGCCTGCCCTTCGGAGTTCACGCGCCGGCGATAGCGGCCGAGCCGGCTTAGGAGGTCGCTCGCGTTCGCCTTGTCGATGTGCACGCGCGGGAACACCTCGCGCGTCTTGCGGATGCCCTGATCCACATCCACGTTGTCGACGACTTCGACGCCCCAGCCGAGCTTTTCAAACTGCTCCTGCACGCTTGCGCCGAGCGGATTGCTCGCGCTCGCCAGCGTCTTGGCGCGGCCGTCGTGCGGGACCCAGATCTTTCCGTAGTTGAGATTCAGGTCCTTCAGCTCCTGGTGGTAGCTCGGCACTGTGCGTTGCCGGTCTTCGATGTAGCGAATCACGCGGATCTCGCTGGCGAGCCGCTGCACCAGGATCATGCTCATGTAGTCGTTGAACCCGAGGTCACACACGACGTGCACCTTGAGCATCGGGTCATACGGCACGTCGTGCAGGCGCCCGCTGTGGCGCAGCGCCGAAACTTCCTTGAAGTAGATCGCGCCCTCGACCGCCGGGCGACACTGTCCGCCGTAGATGTGCGCGTAATCGTCCGGCGCCTCACGCTCCATCTTCTCGCGCGCCGCATCCAGCACCGTCGAGCGCCACGGGTTGTCGTACCAGTTGATCTGCGTGACGATCGCATCGTCGGGCGGCGACACGACGTAGCGCTTGTACGTCTCGTCGGTGTCCATGTCCGGGTTAAACGTCACCCAGATCTCGGAGTCAGGCGCGCGGATCGTCGGCTCCAGCAGATCCCAGCTGCGCTTGCTGATCGTCTGCGCCTCTTCAACCCAGCAGATCGTCGTGCCCTCGAACGACTTGATGCTGGTCGCCGTCTGTCCCGACAGGCCGTGGAACGCGATCTGCGTACCGTTCGCGCCGCGGATGTAGTTCTGCTGGACCTCGTAGAAGTCCTCAAGACCGAGCTCGCGAACCTGGTCCTTCAGCAGCTGGTGCACCGACTCGGCGATCGACTTCTGTATCTCGCGAGTGCACAGGATGCGCTCTGGCTTCGCCCTGCCGCGCGCAAGGAGCATGCGCGCAACCGACCATGACTTCGACCCGTCTCGCCCGCCGTGTAGCACCCTGGACCGAACGCGACGCCCTGTCGGCGTATGCGTCGGCAGCAGCGCCTCAACCGCCTTTCTCGGGAGGTCGATTGCTTGCTGCATCAACAGCCCGGATGACGATTTCGCTCAACTGGATCGGCGGATCATCCTCATCGCCGCCAATGATCGCTTGCGCCGGCCGGCCCCAGCCGCGATCAAGCAACGCGATTGCCGCAGCCAGCTTGGTGCTCTCGGCCTTCCCGTTCTGGCACAGGTTCACGAGCGTTTCGAGCGCAAGCGCCGTGTGCTGCTTCGCAAGTTCCTTGACCTGGTTGTCTTCCTTGCGGCGTCCGCCGGGATTGCCCGACTGCCCTTTCTGCCAACGCATCTCAGAAGCCCCGCACGTTCTCGACTTCCCAGCTCACGGCCTCGCGAATCTGTGTCGCAAGCTCGTGATCGGCCGCCACCGTGAGCTGCATCTTCTCGAAGCGATTGCACTGCGAGCGAATCGCGTTGTGCGTGGCCGTGACGCTGATGCTCACGTTCGCAGCGGCGCTGACGCTGGTCCAATCGGCGATGCGCTCGCCGGTCGTGAGGTTGTCGAGCCGGTAATACACGTTGGTCGGCGTGCTCTCATCGCCGTCCTCGCGGAAATACGCAGTCGCAGTAAAGGCGCTGCCTTCCTTGACCGTCGTGCGCGGGATCTGAATCGCGACCGTGTCAGTCATCGAGCGCTAACCTGAGAGCGTCGAGGAGGAACTGCTCCTCTTCGCGCGCGCGCTCAAGCTCACGCTCAAGCGCATACAGCGCCCATACGGTTTGCTTGGACGCGGCTTTTTTGACGGCTTTTTCGATGCGTTCATTCAGTTCGCTCTGATGCGATCTTGCAGCGTAACGGGATACCAGATCAGAAAGCCTTGCAAGCTCGGATCGACGTGCGTCCTTAGCCTCTTGCTCTCGTAGTAGTAGAGCAATTTGGCGGGTCGTTTCCTCTTCGATCCGCTGCGCTTCTTCCTCACGTTCCTCCCGCTCCCGGCGCTCTTTGCGCCTGCGTAGCCGCTCGCGCTCGAACGCGAAGTAGAAGCCGCCGGCGAATGGCTCGGCCGCTGGCGTTTGCCCCGCCGGCTGATCCAGCGCCGCTGCACCGGTGATGACAATCGATCCGGTCGCGGCCAGCTGTCCAATTGCCGACAGCGCTGCGGCGCCGGTAATCGTCAGACTGCCGGCGGCTGCAATGTCGTTGGCGGTTCCGCCGATGTCAGCATTGCCGCTGATCGACAGCGAGCCTGCGGCCAGCAGATTGCCGATCGCATCAAGGTCAGCAGCGCCGCTGATGCTGAGCGCGCCAGCAGCCA